ACAGATGACCAGAAAAAAAGAGCATTAATATCAGCTACAAGATGGATTGATACTTTAGTTTTTTATGGCGATAGATGCGATGAAAGTCAGGCACTAAAATTTCCAAGAACTAATTATCAGGTAGATGGTGTTGAATTATCTTGTTCTACTATTCCAAATAATATTAAATATGCACAATATGAATTAGCCAGAGCATTGGCAAATGATACAGATGCAATTACAGGAACTACAGGTAAAGATGGAAACTTTGAAGAAGTTAAGTTAGGAGATATTCAAGTTAAGTACAATACTGCAAGTCAGGGAACTGGATCTGTAAATAATATTCTTGACGTTTATCCGTGGTTACAAAGTTATCTTGGAGCATATTTGCTTGGTGGTGCTGGTAGTTTTCAACTTAGGGTGGTTAGAGGATAATGGCAGGACAGTTAGACTCAGCATTTAAACAGATTGCAAAACAGGTTGTAGCTGATCTTGGATCTTCTTTTGATTCTTCTATTGTTTATACAAGAAAAGCATCAGGAAGTTATAACACAGCTACAGGTGCATATACTACAAGCGATACGACTTATAGTATCAAAGCTCCTGTTGAGTTTGTTATTTCTACCGAAGATGATGGTAGAGAAAGAAGAGAAGCGAAGGTTTACATTACTCCTGATTTGATTGGAGATAATCAACCTGATTTTCAAGATGAAGTTACATTAACTTATGCTGGATCTACAAGAGTAGGGCAGATAGTTAATATAGATACAAGACAAGGTGGACAGACTTATCTGTTTACTTTATTAGTGAGGTTCTAATGGCTGTAGGTAGAAGTATTGAAAATATAAGTAAAGATCTTACTGGTAATTTAGAAAGGGATTTGAATATTTTTGTGCGAGCAGTTATTACTGATTTATCTACAAAACAGAATAGTCCTGTTGATACTGGTTTTTTTGCTTCTAGTTGGACAGCTAGTACACAAAGACCTAGACCAGATCAATCTAGAAAAGAATTTGCTCCGTGGAGTAATATTAAACCGTCAAGAATGGGTGTAGAAGCTCCAGGTGCAGTAGTTGAACCTAGATTTCTTGATACATTAGCATTTAATTTTAAACCTTTTTCAAAAGTATTTATTGGTAATAGATCAGAATATGCAGCTAGGGCTTTAGCATCTCCCAGAAGCGGAGTGCCTCAATATGTGCAGGGAAAATTAGGAAAAATAATTAATGAAGTATTTACAGACAAAAAACCAAAATTAGGTGTTGGTACTTATGGTTCTGGAGTAAAATATGAATCTAAGAATGTTAGAGATTTGCAAGGTTTCGGTTTATTTGGTGGAACTGATGATGTATTTGTTGATTACATCAATCCATGACTTTAGTTAACACCAGAGCAGCTTTTGAAAAAGCAGTGACAGATGCAGTTGCAGCAGTAGACGCTACTGTTGAAATGGTCTATGACAATATGGTTTATAAGACTCCTGGAAAAACTAAAAAATATATTGTTATGTCTGTTGATTTTGCACAGGCAACCACTCAAACTCAAGGTGCATCACAGGATTTTTATTCTGGTGTTATTCAATGTAATATTTATGTTCCAAGAGGAAAAGGTAGTTCAACTTTATCTTCTTTAGGCGAAGCAGTTATTGATGGACTTACTTCTGTTAATGCTTCTAATTATACCGATACATTTAGTTGTACTCCAAGAGTTCTTGATGTAGTTGGAGTTACACCGATTGAACGTGATGATTCTTCACATTTTTTAGGCTTAATATCTTGTCAATTTACTGCCAACGCTTAGTATAATGATAATAGCTATACATTAACATGACTAGAGCAGTTGATCTTTTAAAAAACAAGTTTGGAGTTTCTCAACTTTATAAACATGATATTAAAGAAGATGATGAGATTATTCTTTCCGTCTACTGGCATCCATTAACTATTGCAGAACGAGAGGCAATACAGAAAAAAAGTAATTCTGATGATGTAAATGATTATGCTTTACAAATGATGATTGAAAAAGCTATAGATAAAGATGGTACAAGATTATTTCAAGATGGCGATAAAGCTTCATTAAGGAGAGAAATATCAGCCTCTATTCTTGAAGAAATACAGTTGGCTATGGTTAACGCTGGTGCTGATAAGGAGGTAAAACAGGCTAAAGCCGATTTGAAAAGCTAATAAAGATTGGCAGTTCTTATTTTCATTAGCAAAGACATTACATAAAACTGTAGCTGAATTATGTGAAACATTAACTATTGAAGAGATGATAGGTTGGGCTGCTTATAACGAAATTGAAAATGAAGAATATAAAAAACAACAAGAACAAGCACAGAAAGTTAGTGCTTTACGAGGTAAAAAGAGGTAATATAGAGAAAATGTTTTAGTTTTTATAGCAAGTGGCTAATTATAACGTAGATATTTCTATTGCTATAAAGAATACTAATAAACTAACTGCGTTTAATAAACAATTAGATAAAACTGCGGAGATAGCAAGACAAGCGAGAAAAGGTTTAGGAGAAATAGGTCAGACTGCTAAAACTAATATTGCCACGTTAAATAATTTATCTGCTGCTTTATCCAAAGCACAATCAGAATTTAAAGATACTGTTTTAGGAACAAAAGCTAGTGTTTTGGCTGCTAGAGATTTAGCCACAGCAGAAAGAATGGTTAATAAGGAACTTAAAGAAAGAACTGCTTTATTAAATAAATTTAGATTTCAAGGTGGTGGAAGTGCATTTAAAAGTTTTAGTCAAAGAGCAGATCAGATAACTTCTCCAAATGTTTTTACTACTGCACAACAAAAATCTATAGATAGACAAAATAGAAAACGAGGTATAACTCCTACACCATTTGGTCCACAACAATTTATTGGTCCATTGCCAATGCAAGGTCCTATGTTTGGTCCGATGCAAGGTCCGATGCCGATGATGACAGTAGATAATAATCCAAGAATTTTAAGAAATCTTGCTGCTAGTCAAGCTGGAAGAGGTGGTACTGGTTTTGGAGGATTCAGTGAAGCAATAAGAGGTGGAGGATTTTTCCCAACTAAAAATTTAGATGCAGTTACAAAATCTATAAATAGACACGCAAAAAAAATTGAAAAGCATACTGGTAAAAGTGCTCAAATTCAATCACAACAAAGTAGAGGAGTTATTACACCTAATCCGCAGGCCTTTTCACAACCGATAGGACCAGTTAGACCAGGGATGCTTGGTCGTTTAGGTATTGGAACAGGTGCTAATCCACAAGGAATGTTTGCTAACCCTAGAGGAAGAGCAGGGAGAATATCAGGAGCATTATCAAGTGGTCTTATTGGAGGTGGTTTTCCATTATTATTTGGTCAAGGTGCTTTAGGTGCTGTTGGTGGTGGTATTGGTGGTGTAGCTGGTGGTGCTTTAGGAGGTCCTTTTGGATTTGGTTTATCTATAGCTGGTACTGCAATAGCTCAAAGAATACAAGAATCTATTGATTTTAGAAAATCTGTTTCTGAGTTAAATAAAGAAATGGAAAAAATGGGGATTAGTTCTAATATTAGTGCAAGGGGAGTAATACAGTTAGGTAAATCTTTAGGTATTACAAAACAAGAAGCTCTAACAGCATTACAGCAATTTAAAAGATTTGGAGATAATGCTCTTCTATTTGCTAAAAAATTTGGTGGAGATTTTGCTAAATTTGAAGCTCTAAGTCAAGCAAATACAGTTGAATCTGCATTATCAGCTATAAGAAAAATTAATAAAGATTTGACCTTAGAAGATGAATTAAAACTTATATTATCTATCCGAAGAAAAGGAGTAGAAGCAACAATTAATGATTTAATTACTGATACTTTAGAAAAACAAAAAGAGTTAGATACAAAAGATTTTAAAAAGACAGAAGGAAGTAATCGGGTAAGACCAGGAGTACTAAGAAGGCAATCTGATGAATTAAAAATAATAAATGAAGAAAATACTAAAACTGTAGAAGAGTTGACAAAAGTAAGAGATTTACAAATACAAATAAGAGATGCTTCAGAAGCCAATTCATTTTCTATTGTTAGAGGATTGCAAGATGTAAATAGAGAAATAAGAAAATTAAATGATGCACAGTTTCAAATAGTTGAATTATCTAAAACACTTGGTTCTTCATTCTCAGAATCTTTCAAAGGAATAATTAAAGGAACAATGAGTGTTGGAGATGCCTTTAGAAATATGTTTATGCGTATAGCAGATCATTTCTTGGATATGGCTGCACAAATGATGGCTGCACAAATATCAAGAGGATTTCTTGGAATGTTTGGTAGTTTATTTAATCCGTTTGGTGCAACAATGGGTGGAGCAGGATATTTTGATCCTATTACAGGTTTAGGAACAGCAGGTCCGAATTTCGGATTAGCAGATGGTGGAACAGCCAGAGCAGGGCGAACTTATTTAGTAGGAGAACGTGGGCCAGAATTATTTAGCCCTGGAGTTACAGGTACAGTTACTCCAAACCATGAGCTTGGTGGTTCAACAAATATAGTAGTAAACGTAGATGCTTCTGGTTCTAACGTAGAAGGAGATGAAGATGAAGGTAGAGCATTAGGTATTGCATTATCAG